AAAAAAAACTCCTAAAGAGATATTTAGTCTCTTTTCTTGCGGTAGATAGACTAGGGTATTTTAGCTTGTCCAGAAACAGCTTGCTATTTAAAAGAAAAATGATGCAGTTTATTTATATTATATTTACTAATCTATAATATAGATGAAAATAAGGGTTAAGAATAGAAGAAAAGATTGTATGAAAAGATTATCAATAATTTATTCTTACTTTTTCGATGATAAAAGAGAGCATGTACCTACCTTAAATGATTATGTTAAAGGCCAACGTGTCGCTTCTTCTTCAAGATTGACACATTGTTAAACTATAGTTATTATTATTAAACTATTATTTTAATTTCAATTATATAAAATTGTGTTAAAGTAAGAAAATATTTATAATTTATTATATAAATTATAAGGAAAGAAGAAAAATATGGATATAAATATTGGCATTATAGGTATTGGCTTTGTTGGTGATGCATTGTTAACAAGTTTTAAAAATAAAAATATAACTGTATACCCATATGACAGCTTTAAATGTATAGGATCTTTTAAAGATACTTTAAATAGTCATATAATCTTTTTAGCATTACCGACACTATATAAAGAAGATTTAAATGGTTATGATACATCTGCTCTTCATGAAGTCTCTAAAATGTTGTCAGATTCTCAATACAATGGTTTAGTAGTTATTAAGAGCACCGTAGAACCAGGATTAACTGAACTATTAGCTGAACAATATAATTTAAAATTCGTACATAACCCTGAATTCTTAACAGCAAGAACCGCAAGAGCTGATTTCGAGAATCAATCACATATTGTATTAGGAAAGAGCAAGAAGGTTAATAATAGTGATATAGAGCTTTTAACAAGTTTTTATTCACAATATTATCCAAATGCTGTTATAAGTGAATGCTTAGCATCTGAATCAGAATCCATGAAAATCATGGTAAACAGCTTCTATTCCGTAAAAGTACAAATCTTTAATGAATTCTATTTATATTGCAAGGAAAAAGATATCAATTACAATAATGTCAGAAACCTTATGCTTAAGAACGGATGGATAAATCCTATGCACACTACTGTCCCAGGACCAGATGGAAAATTAAGCTATGGTGGTGCTTGTTTTCCAAAAGATACATCTGCTTTGTTAGCAGATATGAAAAAGGCAGGGACTCCTTGTGGTGTTTTAGAAGCAACAAAGAAAGAGCGTGATATTATGCGCTCAGATTGATATATTTTACTGTATAGATTCTAATTCTTCAAATTTTGCATTTACTAAACTCTTTTCAATTTTTTGATTTACCCCAAAGTGTTTTGGAATTATAATGCTCCACTCTGTCGATCCTGGTAAGAATTCCAGTTTAGTGTATATATAAGCAACTAATGCAGAGCAAAAGAATTTTTTATCATCTTGACAATTTCCAAGCTCAAGTTGCATTTCACTTTTAAGAAAGTCGAACGCACAACAGTCATATGGTCTATTCTTGATATGGCTATAAATTTCAGCTATTTTTGTCTGTAAACTTTTCTCTCTTTCATCAAAGTCAAAATCTAAATCAAGAATATCGATAAATGGATTACCAATATTTAATTTGCGATAGTAAACTTTGCCATTATAGTTATCCAAAACTTCTGCCAGATCAGAAATCTGTACTCCAAATTTTAGCTCATGATTTTCTGCATCTGGAAATGTTTCATACCCCGATTCTAATAAATATACACCTGTTAATTCAGGAGATATATATGTTGGTGATTTTAAGACTAAACCTATATGTGAAAAATCCGACCATGTCAGATATTCGACAACATAACTAAACCAATAACCCTCTCCTCTAAATAATATTATATCAAATGTATCTAATTTATCAAATAGTTCACCATATTTGTTATTAGCTATTTTATCGATATTGTTAGTCTTACCTTCATTATTAGGGGTAAAGATCTTTTTTAAGTTTAGGTTTAAATTTAAATTATCCAAATTCTTACTTAAGTTTTCAAAACTTAATTTATTTAGATTTTCCTTGAGTGAATCAGCAAACTTCATATATAATAATATGTTATATTATATTATTATATATTATTAATATGCAAAAAGCTATTATACAATAACCTTTTTAGTAATTACATAGAGCTATTTTAATTTCAATATAAGTATAATTATCAAATAAAGTCTTAATATCTTTTAACTTCATCGTTGAATCAAAAGTAACACTATTCTTTCTCTGATATTCAGACATTAATTCCCTCAATTTATCTATTCTTTCAACACTAAACCCCAGATCCGAAACCAATGATTTTAATTCTGGTACGAGTGGCAATGCTGTTATAAAATGATTTTCAATTGTAACACTCGATAAATTACGAATCTTTGCAATTTCTTGCAAATTCTTACCTGCTAATATAAGATTTACAGTCTCTTGTGTCGACTGATTTATTATATTTGTGTTTACATTCGTCTTACTCACTATAGTTGTGTTAGTATTAATATTAGCTGTAGTATTAGCATTATTAGATGTAGTATTAGCGTTATTAGATGTAGTATTCGTATTATTAGATATATTATTAGTATTATTAGATACTACGGCTTTTTGTGTAGTTTTTACTGCTGTACTTAAATTGTTAAGAAGAGTTAATTCTGAAATCTCTTTTAGATATAGATTATTTGATTTTAGTGATAACCAATTCCTAGCTTTTCCAGTTAAGTCCAATAATTCAATTATCTGATTTTGAATTGGTTTTGCAACTCTCGTAATGTAATTATCACAAATTAAATTTTTAATAAAAGCCTTCCACCACTTCTCCGATCTTTCACTCCCCTTATTATAGGTCTTTAATGCCTTAATTTTTGGTGTCATTCTCTGATTATTCGAACCGCGCAAGACAGAAATTATCATTGTAGCTCCATAAAGAATTTGCAAATCAATCATTGTCGTAAATAGTAGTCTTGCATATACTGCATAATCATTATTATTATTATTATTATTATTATTATTGGTGTTATTATTATTGTTGGTATTGGAACTGTTGACATTATTAGAATTGTTATTATCATTATTGTTATTACTATTATTAGTTGTAGTATCGTTATTGTTATTATTGTTATTATTGTTATTATTGTTATTGTTATTAAGACTTTTATTCATAATATTTGAAATGCAGTTATCGCACTTTAAACATTCGTAATTATTGTTTGTTGAGTTATCATCTATACTAAATTCTGCTTTTAGGTATTTAATTATTGTTGAAATTCTGCAATCTGTCTTCCTTAGAAAATTTTCCATTTCATTAAGCTTTCGCAATCCTTCCTTAACAAGAGTTATATTAGAATTATTATTTGTTATATGGAATCTTGATAAGTTTAGATCAGCATCACTCCAAAATAAATAGCATTGACTCATTTTATTATCTCTGCCTGCACGTCCAATTTCTTGATAATATGTTTCTAAGTTTGAAGGTGCACCCCAATTAATAATTATTCTAATATCTTTTTTATCGATACCCATTCCGAATGCTATTGTTGCAATTAAAACCTTAATCTCTCCACTAATAAATTTTTTGTAAATACCGTCTTTTTCATCCTGATCTAAATCTGCATGATATTTTGCCACTCTAGACATCTCTAAATCAGTTACAGCTAATCCATCGTATATAAGATCTATTTCATCCTTCTTTACAGTGTAAATAATCGTATTTTGATCTATATCAATCACTTTTAAAAGGTCCAATGCAGGATTCTTATTGCTCATCTTTCGAAAACACTTTATCACCAAATTCTTCCTTCCTAAATCGCCTATTATCATATTAGGATTCTCCATTTTTAATATTTTACCAATGTCCTTAATAACACTTGGTGGTGCAGTTGCAGTTAACGCTAATATAGGAATTCTTTTCACTTCCTTTAGATCTTTCTTTATTGAGGCTGAGTTTTTAACGGGTAATTTAGAATCTGATTCTGAATCAGAATCAGAATCAAGATTCGATAAAAATGATATATCACCAAATTGACCAAATTGTGATTCCTTAACTTGAATCATACCTGTAGTATTATAAACACTATTAATATTTGTGTTAGCATTAATATTAGTACCAATTCTTATAGTCTCACTAATTATAAAATCTGTCACCTCGCCCAATCGTAAATAACTTGGGCGAAAATCATGACCCCACGATGATGCACAATGGGCTTCGTCAATTGCTAACATACCTAATTTACCTGCAGTTAAAAGCATCGTTATAACTCGCATATTCGATAATAAAAATTCAGGTGTTGCATAAATAATCTCATATCTAGTTAATTCAGCAAACACTTTAAGCCTATCTGATGATTTTAATTCTGAATTAAGACAGATCGTCTTAACACCTATTTCTGTTAAATGATGCGCTTGATCTTTCATTAAAGCTAATAATGGGCTGACAACTAATGTTATCTTCTTTGTAAGAAGTGCTGGTAATTGATAGCATAAACTCTTACCACCACCAGTTGGTAAGATAGCAATAGTATCTTTCCCAGAAAGCACTGATTCAATAATCTCTAATTGATTATCTCTTAAAGAGCTATAGTTCCAATATTTCTTTAATATACTAATTATTTCATCATAATTGCTACCGCTACCGCTACTGCTACCGCTACTGCTACCGCTACTGCTACTCTCGTCTTTTGTTTTTTTTATCATAAAATATTTTATTAATTAAATAGTATTTTTACCTGAGCTTTTTAAAAAAGGCTAATTTTATTTATCATTTTTTCTCTAGGCTTTTAAAAAAGCTATTTTTTCTCCCAAAGAGCACAGCAAGTGGTTTTTAAAAAAGGCTTGACTTATTAAAAGAATTTATCAGGTGAGCAAGGGAGTCAAAACTTAACAGACTAAAGAGAATAAAGAGACCTTTAGGGTTTTTAAAAAAAGCTACTAATTAAGATATGGAGATAGTGATCCTAAATATTTATGTACTCTATTTAATATCTTAAGTTTACCTGTGTGATATGGTCTGATTAAGCGACTTACCCTTTCATAATTATACCATCCTATCTTACTTACTTCGGATGATTGCAAAATATTCTTAGGATCAAGAAAGACTGGTATTAATGTCTTTGCCTCTGCAAGATAATAAATATTTCTGTAATTAAATCCATTACTTCCTTTAATATCCTCATATATCGGAGAGATTTCGTCTAAAATATGATATTGATCGGGTGTAATACCAGTTTCTTCCTGTAATTCTCTCATAGCACATTCAATATCTGATTCATGATTTGTTGACGCTGTTTTACGACGGCGTCTTCCCTTAGGGAAACCCCAGTCAGGATCGAACCAATGTGGTGATGTTTCCTCGATTAAACTACTCCATGTAATATAGATATCTGCACAATCCCTATCTCTCTCTCGATCTCTAATTTTATCTATCTCTCTATCTCTAGTTTTATCTCTATCTTTATCTATATCTTTATCATTGTCTTTGTCTTTATCTTTATCTTTATATAGTCTATTTTTCTTTTTAAGTTCTCTTAATGAAATGCCTCTACATAGTTTATTGAATGATTCATTGGCTTTTTCGAATTGTTTGTGATAGAGCTTTATAGGATCTTTTTTAGAATATATCCAATATTTCATGAATAAGTCACGAAAATTGTTTTTTAATATTAAATTTGCTTCGATTTCCGTTATTCTACCTAATAATCTACGTAAATAATCAATAGATTCTAGATTGTCAATTTCATAGTTTCCCAAAATTATCTGAGTATAATCTGGCGTATGTCTATCAAGAATTAATAAATATTGCACACTATTCCCACGATCTACATTTATTTCTACTTCAGTATCTTCTGTTCTTGTAGCTTTAACAGAATCAGCCACCGAGCTAAAGCCCAGTCCTGATTCAGTTTGAGACTTAACCTCGGTTAAAGTCGAGGTAGAAAGAATTACTGGATCAGATTCTGGATCTTGATCTTGAGGTAGAGTTGAAGGAAGAGTTGGAGAAAGAGTTGGAGAAAGAGATGGTGAAGCAGTTGGAGTCGGGGTTGAAACATAATTCATATACCATTCTTGAATTAAAAGATTTTCTTCTATTATAGAAGAATCTGATGAGTAATAAAATAATATAATTCCATAACTGGTTATAGGATAATTACACACACTATTTTGATGATTACTCTTACCACAATTATTACAGAACCACTTTTTATCTTCTACGAGTTTCGTCCAACTACCCTCTTCCGATTCTACCGTATTTAAACATTTTTTAAATATATTCATTTCACTTACTTATTTAAAAGTAAAAATAGAAATAAGCTTTAATCATTTTTTTTTAAGTTATGGTTAATATTATATTCAATAATAATATAATATCGATCTATTATAGACCGAATGACAACACCACTCAGAAAACCAGTTGCTTCAGCAACTTTACCTAAAATTAACTTATCATTAATGCGTAATACTCCAAAAAAAGACGATATAAATAATAAAACTAAAGACACAAAAGCTGCCACCGCTACTACTACTAAGGCTACTGCTGCTACTTCTACAGCTTCTACTTCTACAGCTGCTTCTGCTTCTACAGCTAAGGGATCAACAGTGGCAAGAAAGAGAGTTAATAAATATAATAGAACGGCAAGAAATGATGAATTAAGGGATGAAATTTCGTTTTTATACTATCCAGAGAAGGATAGTTCTGATTATCAGAAGGATCTTTATAGAAAATGGGAATTTTTACGTTCGAAAGTATCTGATAACTTTGCAGAGACGAAGATAGAAGATTTATGCGGAATTAAAAAGGTATTATGGCCTTATCAAGAATTTTTACGCAATTTTCTCAGTAAGGAGACCCCTTACAATGGAGCCCTTTTATGGCATGGTGTCGGTACAGGTAAGACTTGTGGATCCGTTACAATTGCAGAGGGTCTAAGAAACTATATCGAAGCAGCTAAGAAGAATGTTTACATTATTGCACCTAGTCAAGTAGAGGAAAACTTTAAGAACGAATTATATAGTTTTACTAATGAGAAAAAAGAACAGAGTGAAGGATTAGATCCAGGATCGCTACAATGCACAGGACTGACCTACTACTTACCACCAGTTGGAAGAGATAAAGAAAAAGCTAGAAAGAGTGCAATCAGAGCAAGAATGAGCGAGAATCGTTCAGTTTACAAGTTTTTTGGTATTGGTACTAAATTTCCAAATTATGTAACAGATCTAAAAGATAATTATAGAATTGATATTGGAGAATGGTTTAGCAACAGTCTTTTTATAATTGATGAAGCACACCGTATCGTAACTAAGGATGGAATTAAACAGGACAGTGATTCAGGTGAAAAGAAAGGCAGGAAAAAGAAAAACATTGATGATAATGATAGTGATAGTGATCTTGATATAGGTAGTGATAGCGAATTGTCAGAAGAATTAACCGATGATTCAGATACAGAAACTCTTGAAAGCAAGAAAGGTAGAGGTAGAAGTAAAGGTAAAGGTAAAGGTAAAGATAAAGTTAAGAGAGGTAAAGGTAAGAAGAAGGAAGGAGAAAACGAGGATGATATTCCATCACCAAAATTATTGCCAACTCTTAAAGAAATTTTAAAGAATGCACAAAATACAAAAGTTATCTTTCTAACTGCTACTCCAATACACGATGATCCACACGAAATTGTTGAAATTATTAATTTATTACGAATAAATGATAAAGAACCAGAATTAATCGATGCAAATAAATTATTCAAAGTAGATGTAAATGATCCTACAATACCAGCAGCAGAAAAGATTGCAAATATAGATAAAGACTATTTTAATAGAATGACGAAAGGATATATTAGCTATATACGCGGAGAGAATCCAGTTAGTTTTCCAGAAGTAAAGGTACCTGAAGATAGTTATACACCACATTGTTTAATAGATATTACAGGAGAGAAATTCATAAACCCAATTCCACTTAATGTTAACCTTGGATTAGTAAGATGTTCAATGGATTCAGATATACAATATAGCGCACATCAGGAGTTCGTCCATCCAAGTAGTGGAGCAAAAGCAAATCGTGGAATGATACATCTTGGTGTAATGGGTCGTCAGATTACGACCGTCGTCTATCCAAATGCTGCTTTAAATGGTCTTCCATTCGTAGGAAATCGTTCTGGTTTTTACCGTGTTTTTGGTAAGAATAATCAACCTGGACCAATTAATCTATCTAAAGAGAAAAAATCTTTTGGAAAGGGTAAACGTGTAATCACACAATTTAAATGGATAGGTGGAACGAAACCTTTTACAAATAATATAGTTGGTAATAATATGCAGTTTTTATTAGAAGAGAATATCTACCCATATTCAACAAAGTTTAATGCAATCTTTAATAACATACAAGACGAAAATCGTGGAATAACTTTTATATATTCATCCTTCGTAGAAAGTGGTGCAATTTCTGCTGCCATGTTTTTAGAAGCCAATGGATTTGTAAGATACCACCATGAAGACTCATTTAAAAGAAATGCGGCTGGCAAATATGATGACTATGCTGCTCCCTATCCGCTTATTAGTTATCAAAGCTATAAAGATAATAACATGCCTCGCCGTTACCGTTGCTATCGTTGCTGCAAACTAGATACAGATGAAATTCACACAAATACAGGTCTTGGACCAGATGGAAAGGTTTCAAGCAATCCAAATTATGGTACGAAAGGATCGAGTGAAGCAGATGATCCCCAAGGATTCTTACCACACAAATTTGAACAAGGTGTATATTCCTTATATTTACATAAAAATACTAAACTTAGAGATGAAGAAGGAGATATAATAAGATCAACAGAGAATAAATTTGGCAAGAGAATTAAATTCCTTATCGGATCCAAGATTATTGGTGAAGGTGTTAACTTATTCAATGTAAGACAGGTACATTTACTCGATCCTTGGCACAACAACACAGTTAGTTATCAAGCTCGTGGTCGCGCAATTCGTAATTGTTCGCATAAAGAATTGCCACCTAATATGAGATATGTAATGATTTATGAATATTGTGCAACAGTCCCTGATTATTTTGAGGGCCAGGAGAAATATACATTAAATGTTGTTGAAAAGTATTTAGATGGAAATAAGAATGTTATTAATCAACCAGTAATAGTAAAGAATAAAAACTTAGGTATTACGGCTGTTCCACTCCTAACTGAGACTATAGATGAGGAGATCTTTAGACGTGCATGGGGTAAAGACGTTATTATTAAATATTTGGAAAGATTAGCAAAGATTAATGCATTTGACTGCAATCTTTTCAAAGCATTAAATTATTTTCCAAAGACAGATAAACCATATACAAGACAATGTGATTATTTAGAATGTGATTTTGAATGTGCATGGGAACCATCAGCAAAAGATTTAGCCGATCCAGACTTTATAAACTATGATACATATAATCTCTTTTTCAGTAAGACACAAGTTGATCGTGCAATACAGACACTAAGAGAGATATTTAAAAGATATCCAGGCGGCCTTCAAATCGATGATATTCTACAATTAGTTAGGAAGGTCGATCCCAATATCGAAGAAGAGTATGTATATCAAGCACTAGATGAAATGTTAGGCGATCCACCAGGAAGATTGCCTATACAACTTATCGATAGAATGGGTAGGAATGGTAAACTCGTATATCAGGGTAGTGCTTATATCTTTCAGCCAAATGATATTAAGGATGAGCTTGCACCAATAAGATATCGTCTAAAGCCATTACAAATAAAACATCGTAGTGCGCCATTTGCAGTTTCTGAAAAAGCAGAAGAAATAAAGCAGAAGATCGTGGCTAAAGAGGTTGATTATCAAAATCTTGCAATATCTAAACTTAA